ACCACCCGCCGTTCCGCACGTAGTCGTATAAGCTCGAATACTTCTGCCCGTGGAGCTCGTACAGGTTAGCCATGAGCGACGCCTCGGCCGGGGCTGCGCTATTCCCCTGCTCCTGCACGCAGAGCCGGGCGAGCTTAGTCAGCTGTGTGCTCGTGAGCTTATAGCCCTTACCCTTCCACGTCATTATCTTTGGCTCCTGCGGCATCGACAAGCCCCTCGCCGACGATATAAGCGATCAGCGTGCCCCCGCCCATAATCACCGCCGCGACCTGCGTCTGCACCTCGCTGGAAGCGCCGAAGGCGATCAGGAGCGGCGTCACGAAACCGATCACCGCCGCCCAGAATTTCCGCGATGTTAATTTCCTTTTCCAATCCATTACAAAAAATCCCTCCTCTCCAATCTCTCAGAGTAGACCTTTTTGATGTGCTCCACGGTGGCGCTTGTCTGGTTGTTCCGGAACTCCGGATGCCCGGCGCAGTATTGGTCATAGTCCGTGATGTCCGAAAGCACCTGATCGAAGCTGTCTTTTGAATGCCTGGCATCGCTCTGGAGCTCATCCTCAAAGCGCAGGATCCGCACCCGTTTGTTCACTGCGTCCCGCCGGTCTTCCTTCGCTTCGAGGCTGTCGATCTTTTTCTCCAGCGCATCGATCTTCCGTGACAAATCGCCTGTCAGCTTTTTTCCAATCCATCCAAACAGAGCTGACCATGGATCCAATTTGAGCGGCGCTATCTGGATCAGGGACAGCAGCAGGCCGAGCGCGATCAGCATGTCGCCCGCTGTCAGTCGGTGATAAAAGTCGAGTAAGTCCATTGGTTTCACCTCCCTCCATTAAGAAGCCGCGAGATGAACCGCGCCTCCCTCGTATACAAAAAAGCGAAGTAGTCCGCGAAACATTCCGCGAAATACTCCGCCCGATTGCCCGAGCCCTTGCCGATCTTATGCCACTCTTTCGATGACGAGTATTTAAGATATTTTCCCGTCCGATTGTCGTAAGCGTGCCCGAACTCATGGAAGAGCACTGCCTGCATATCATCGTAATCGGCGGTTGAATAAAAATAGATCTCCCGATCCTCAAAGATCTCGTACCCTAGCGTGTTCTCCAGATCCGCCCCGCCGGTCTTGAGATACGCCGACCGCCGCAGGAAGTAGACACGTCGCGCCGTCTTTTGTACCTTGCTGGGCAGGAAGCTGATCCATCGTTTGACGGCACGGACGCGCTTTTTCGGAATCTTGATGTCGTAGATCAATACCGTCCGCTCGACCTTCACACGCTTGAGCTTGATTTTCCCGCGCTTTACCGCATTGGCGAACGCCGGGTGCGATGCCCCTATGCTCGATGCCGTCCGCGCCGAGGTTGACACAGACAGCAACGTGATGAGCATAAGGGTGAGGAGGATGTATCTGATTGTTTTGGTCATGTCGTTCGTTATAAGTTCCCCTTAAGTCAGTTATGAGAAAGTCGGATTAATATCATTATCAGCAGACTGGAATACGGTGCTACTATTTTCTTTCGTAATCGCCGTTCCTGTGGCTGATATTATGTTCGCCTTAATTATTATGTTCGTACTCTGAGCAACATCTCCGACTTTAATGCCATCGCCGGCAACATCAATATAGTTATTTATAATAGAAACATCATCCATGTTATTTATACGCAAACCACATCCAGTAAAGCCTTTCATAACATTTCCAACGATTCGTATTTTTTTATGCGTTCCAACGCCCCACGGAACATGCACTCCAACTGCATTATATCCGTATGCATATGCAGATTCACCGAGCGAAAAATAACAATCTTGAATGATTACTCCATCATTCATTGTATTATCAAAAAAGACAGAGCCGTCGGGAAGTAATGGGAAAGCTCTATATACCGCCGGATCAATGTTTATATATTCATAGATGCTAATTGCACTATCAGACACTCCAATAAAGCTACAATTACGCACGATATAATTTTTGCAAGCGCATATTTCAAGAAAATGCGGAGAATGACCGTTCTTAAATTTCACATTTTCTATAAGAATATTTTCGCCATGTGCAAAGGAAATGTTTCCGCCCACCACCGTACCATTTCGAATTATGATATTTCCATTCCCATTATACTCAGTAAAGTCAGTATCATTTTGTGTAAAATTAACAAACATTCTGCTCCCATCAGTCGTAGTATAATTTAGAATAGAGCCATTCAGATCAATTATGGTGTCCGCATGAATATTAATGGCAGATGTGATTTTGTAAATCTTTGATGAATCAAATATAATGCAACCACAGTTGTTTAATGCGTCTTGGATAGCATCTGTATCATCTGTTACGCCATCCCCAACTGCTCCAAATTGTTCTGGTGTAACATAAGCGAAAATACCTATAATTCCATTATCTATATCATATAATTTCTGCATATAAAGCCTCCATTATGAGAACTGAATATCAATAACAGGGTCTTCGGTAAATACGCCATTATTCCCAATAATATTAATTGTAATGTACTTGGCACGTCCCCTTTCTTGATGCACGGGGATTGAGTCAACATGATAAGAACCCGTGCTGTCAGCGCCATTGGCTATAAATTTATACCAATAATCATGACCTTCTAATTGTTCACTTCTCCAAAGAACACTAAACGTGTAATCCGACGGAGTTATTGTTACAGTCATTCCTGTTGCTGACTCTGGGATCGGTATCAATCTATAATTAGACGGCGCTGTTACTACCGCTCTAGACCCTACCTGTTCCCCGTTCATTATTAATTCTGTGCCGATATTTGATACCATAACTTTTCGATTATACGGGCTATTCTTTCGTATTGCCACGGTGTTGTCACTTCCAGTTGTGTCATAATAACAAGTTACAATGACATGATCATCATATATTCCCATTTCTCTGGAATTTGTATTTGAATTCCAGTGGTATACGTTATGGTAGTCCGTGACAACAACATTAAATGTAGTACTTACCTCGTTAAATATTACCGTTATCGTGCTAGTTCCGACCGTCAATAAGCCGGAAAGAGTATAACTTGTACTAGGCACAATTTGTCTTGAATCGTCTGTATAAATAGCCGTAACAACAAGATCATCTTTCAATATATCAAGAGAATCTACGTCATATACGTTTGTATTTTGCGTATAATTTGCAGATATCCTCGATATAACTAAAGCACTTGCAGAAATAGTAATGGATAAATCCCCCGTAACAGATGCGATTGAAATCACTCCATTTGAATATACCGTAGAAGTAATATCTACTCCGTTCATCGTAACAATTACAGATGCGTTCGCCAATGTATAGCCCGTATTAGGCATAATTGTAGCAGTATACGATTCTCCCTTTTTAACGGAACCTGATGGGTTGCTGGTTGTGCAATTAGATAAAGTATTTGTGACTATCCAAAAACGGTCATACAAAGCAGTTCGCAAATTTTGATATAATGTCTGATAATTATCATCACTCCATGTTACGGCACGAAAGCACGCAAGCAGAGCCGCTTTTGCCTCGTCTGACAGCCCCGGCTCCAACTGCTCAAAATCTGCCTTTAAGTCAGCGATGTCCGCCGTGTTGGTCGCGATCTGCGTGGACGCACTCGACACAGAATCAGCCGCATCCTCTGCCCGGTCCGCCGCAGAAGCCGCGTTTGCCGCCGCCTCGGTTGCCGTCTCTGCGCCTGCGATAATGGCATTGAGCTCCTTAAGCACACTTTCAGACGCGATCGTGTCCGCGTCCATGGCGGCACGCTCGACGTCTAAGATAAAATTCGCCGTGCTGAGTACCTTCGTGCCCTTTTTAAGCACGAGCTCGTAAACGTTCCGTCCCTTCGCGGCGGTCATCTGCTCGTTACCTGCGACGGTGACGGTCTTTGCAGAGACATCAATCGTAGCGTCCGCGTCATAGGCGTGCCCGTCCGTCTTCGTTCCGCGGATCATCGCGGTAGTTCCAGACTCCACCGTAAAGTTGCCGGCGGAAGAATAAAGCTCAAACACGAGCGAAAAGTCGCTGTCGTACTGCCCCAGATGGATGATCAGCGGGACAGCTCCGGGCCTCATGTCAATCCTGTTTGTCAGTGTCAGCATTTACAACCTCCTCCTTAAAACGCTCTACATCGTCGAGCTTCTCCGCTGTCTCCTGCGCTACCATCGAAGCAATCAGCGCCTCGTGTGCCATCTGGTGGAAAGTCCCCGCGACCGCATCCATGATGATAGATGCCGTCTCAAGGTCGATCCCATTGGCGCGGCACAGGTCGAGCGCCTGGGCGGCGATCTGCGCCCGGATTACTGTGTATTTTCTGGTGTCCATGTCATCCTCCGTTAATCTAACTGATGCCACGTATCAGACGAGCCCTGCTTGTAGTACAGATGTCCGTTTGTATAAGAAAAATGGATATGCGGCGATCCGCAGGTAACGGCATATCCCTGATGTGCTCCACCGTTGATCCACAGATCGTCATTATTCGTGCCACCGGCATAAAGCCAATCGTAATATGTGTCGAGGCTCGAATTATACTTTTTGACTGTGAAGCCCTTCGCCGCCGCTGATTTGTACTGCAGGGTAAGAGTTCCCGTCGTACGGAAAAGACCATTTGAATAGAGCTCTATTCGCGATCCCTGCGTGCTCCCCTGCCAGCCTTGTAACCAAATCCCGTTAAAATCTGTGTGGTACTGGTTGGAGTAATTTTCATAATAAAAATTGACGTGACCGGCGAAGATCGCGTCTTTGGCCTGCATCGAGCCAGAATTTGAAACGGCAAAAAGAATGTTGTTACTGCTGTCGAGCATTGTGATCGTGCCGTTCTTGATTGTCACCGCGCCGGCATCCGTCACAACGAATTTTCCAGAACCGAGGTTGATCGACCCGCGGGTCATGGAAAACAGGCCGCCGGTCAGATCCCACTTGTTTTTTCCGTCTACGCTCTGGATCACGCCGCCATAGATCACGTTTGCACTAAGCTGCCCCGTGTCGATGAAGTTCGCGACGAAGTGACCGTCGATCGTCCATGCAGTCGTAAATGGGCCGTTGACGCCATTCGATGAGAACCCGATGCCGTTCATATTGATCCGGAGGACGTTCACCGCGGTGGATTCGTCCTCCGTGTCCATGATCAGGATTTCGGTCGGCTTTTCGTTGGCGTCGTATCGGAACACGACGTGCCCGCCCTGCCCGCCGGTGATCATGCTCGTGGCGTAGTCGATCGCGGCCTGCATCATCGACGTCGTGGGCACTTTGGCGAGCGCCGCGTCCGTCTGCGCGGTGATCACGTCCCCGAAGGAGCTCCGCGGCTCCCCGAGCTCGATCTCATCATAACGATCCAGAAGCACGTTATAGACAGTTTTGATGACCTTAGCGGAGACGTTGACGTCTAGCTCCGGATAGACCACTGTCACGGTATCGCAGAGATTCACCCTCTCAAGCGGCGCGATCTGCGCGTATTCTTCCGTCTGCCAGAGCGCCACAAAGTCGATCTTGATGTTCCTCTTCGGAATCCACGACCGGCGCCTGTCGAGGATGGTCTGCGCCTTGCTTTCAAGCTGTGCCACGGTCGGCGCGTTCTGGTACTCTCCGGACAGATCCATCACCACCGTCCGCGTCGGAGACGATACGCCGGTCGCCACTACGACGCCGCCGTAAATACACTGACCGTCCTCTTCGGATGACAGCCAATACGGCACGACGGAATCATACACGTCGAGCGTGTCGAGCTCGTCCGTGATATCGGTCAGGTTTTTTCCGTAGCGAATCGTCACACCGCTGTCCGTGCCGCGGTTCTGCCAGAGCTTGACCTGATATTTGTCGAATTCGTATTCTCCGCCCCCGAAGACGTCCAGAATGGACCCCTCCATGCCGCCGAGAATGGCGCGGGCGCTGACCGGCACGTCCACACGGAACTCCGCTTCCGTGACCTTGTCCGTCCAATACGTAAAGGGATTGTAGGGCTGCCCCACGTCGCGCATAGCGGAAAGCGCGCTCGCGCAGGATGTCGCCCTGAAGGGATCCAGAACGATTCCGGAAAGCAGATAGGACACATGGTGGGCGTAGAAGGTCGCCACGCCGTTGATCGGTTTGGAAATCCTGTAGATGACGAAGGGCTGAAGGTCGCCGGTCTCATTGTGCGGGCACGTGATCACGCAGCCGTTCTTGATCTGTTCGTAGAGCTTGCC